CCGGGCTTTAATAGCGAAGGGCTTGGTAAAGAGCAGCAGAGCAAATCATTTATATGTGGCAGGTCAGATTTTAAATCATTCGGTAGAAGATGGAATACGTCAATTTAATCCTATGGCTGGATACTCCCCGGTTACGACTAGGGAAGAACGGGAAGCAGTCCCAAAAGAAATAGTTCCCTATTCTAAAGACGAATGTAGCAGATATGTGCGTTCCGCTTTAGATTTGTATGGTATACGCAAAGAGCAAGGGATGGGTTGTATAATACTATTATGCACCGGGATAAGAATTGGTGAAATGTTAGGGTTAAAAAGAAATAATGTACTTTTTTCAGACAAAAAAACCACACTCGAAATTCGACAACAATATTCTAGGCATGAAAAAAATACATTTACATCTCTAAAAACGAAATCGTCCAGGAGAGATATCTTTACGCCATATATTTTATTTAACTGCGATAGAATTTTAAAAGAATATATTATGGCAAATGGAAATAGGCGAAGTAGATTGTTTACGCTTTCCAGAGAAACATACGCCTATCATCATCGCAGAATTATTGAGAAGGCAAAATTACATTATTTAAGTCCGCATAGACTCCGCACAACTTATGCTTCGCTTGTGGCAAATCGTACCAGTAATATTAAAAACTTACAGCGTATCTTAGGCCATTCCAAAATAGATATGACGATTAATATTTATGTAAAATTTGTAGAAGATGATGTGAAAAGAGATTATGAAAGTATGAAGGATCTGCACAGTTTGGCCATGTAGGACACAGTTTGAGACACAGTTTGCATTTTGTATTTTTAAGTGATTGAAATTAAAGGACTTTTATGAAATTGCACAGTTGAACCACCACTACGCAATAATAATACATAAGTCCCTTTAAATCAATAACTTACGTAAATATAGGTTATATAAATGATATAAAATTAAGTGTCATTACTGTACAATAAAATCAATTAGTTATCAATAACCGTCAAATCTGAGAGACACACTTTGAGACACAGTGATGTCAAATCAATCTTGGGAAACACCACCTGATTTTTTTAAACGGATGGATAAAATCTTCGGTCCATTTTAAATTGTTTAATTCTGACGAATAAGTTTTAGGAGAGAGAAAAGAGCAGATGAATGATTCATCAGGGCGACTGTATCGAGACAATGAAAAAAATGATAGACGAAGGAATTAAAGTTGATTCCATTGTTACTGACCCACCTTATGAGTTGGGATTCATGGGAAAGAAATGGGACTCTTCTGGGATTGCTTATAATTGGGAAACGTGGAGTTTGTGTTTAGACCTTTTGAAAAGTGGTGGTCATTTGTTGTCGTTTGGCGGAAGTAGAACCTATCACCGAATGGCAGTTGCAATCGAAGATGGTGGTTTTGAAATTCGTGATCAGCTGATGTGGTTGTATGGAAATGGGTTTCCAAAGAGTTTAAATATTGGAAAGGCGATAGATAAGAAACAGGGGTACAAAAGGGAAAAGGTTGATGCAAGTGGTATGCTCCATAAAAACACAAATATGAATGATGATGGTTGGTATAAAAGAAATCAAGAAAACCCACAGATGGATAGTGATAAACCAGTTGGTGAAGATGCTATCAAATTTAGTGGTTGGGGAACTGCACTCAAACCAGCACATGAACCGATTGTCTTGGCAAGAAAACCCATTTCAGAAAAAACAATTACAGATAATGTATTGAAACATGGAACTGGTGGAATTAATATTGATGGGTGCAGAGTAGGATTGTCTGAACTAGGCAGATTTCCTGCCAATGTCATACACAATGGATTACAAGAAGATTGGGCAAGATATTTTTATTGTCCTAAAGCATCTAAAAAAGAAAGAAATTTTGGGTTAATAGATTTAGAGGAAAAGCAATACAGTTTTGATGGCAGAAAAAAAGAAATAGAAAACCCATTTCAAAGAAATAAATCGGTAGCGAAAAACAATCATCCAACAGTCAAACCTATTAAATTGATGCAATATCTGTGCAGACTCATTACGCCAAAAGGGGGAACTGTATTAGACCCATTTATGGGTTCTGGAACAACTGGTCTTGCCTGTGAAGCCGAAGGATTTGATTTTATAGGAATTGAAAAAGAAGAAGAATATTTTGAAACAGCCAAAGCAAGGTTGAAATCTCAAGAAAAGCAAATGGTGTTGCATGGACAGATTTGACAACGGGAGTACATGGATTTATTCGGGCAAAGATATAGAGGATACACTATGGACTGGACTGTTCAAGAACAATATCAAACATTCATATTTAAAATATTAGAAATACCAAAAATTGTAGACGGAGATACGGTAGATCTAGTCTTGGATCTTGGTTTCAATATTCATATTAAACGAAGGTTTCGATTAAAAGGATACGATGCCCCAGAAACCTGGCGACCTAAAAACAAAAAAGAAAAGGAAGCCGGGGAAAGAGTTAAACAATTTCTGACTGAAATTTTAGAAAAACAAGATATAGATTATCTCAGAGTTTGCGTAGATAAAAAGCAAGGTAAATATTCAAGGTATATCGGTACTATTTATGACACTTTCTGGTCTAAATCTGTAAACGAATCCGTCAAAGAGTTTATTGAGGAGAATCATCTAACGAAAAAAGAGCTTAGAAATGAAAAATAAAATAGACGGAATGAGATTTTGCAATATTTGTACAGGAGAATTTGATCTTATTGAAGAAGGCGGAATGGATGGATACATTGGAGTATTACGATTTGCTTTATGTCCAACTTGTTATGCAGGAATTGTGGATATGGTAAAACAATGTGATGGCGAACATTGGTCTGAGGTTGTTAATGACTAAAATTACACTCTCTATTACCGAAGCTATTCATGCATCGATGATTGGAACTACAAGAAGGATTGCTGCTAGCCATAAAAAATTCAAACAAAAACATGAACTGAAAAAAGCGGATATGCACATGCAGATTGCACGTGATGTACAAGGTGCCTGGGGAGAAGCTGCCTTTGCAAAATATATTGACCACGTTTGGCCAGAAGAAGAAAGAGGAATCCATAACGGAGATGTTGGTTTATTTGAAATTAGAACTTGTACTAAAAACAATCAAAATTTAATTCTGCACAAAGAAGATTTTGACGATAGAAACTACGTTTTAATTTCATCAGAAGATTTTCCGACAATGCATATAATTGGATTTATCAAAGGAAAAGATGGCAAAAATCAAGGTTATTGGAAGGACAATATGCCTACTCCTTGTTATTTAGTGCCGCAAAAAGACTTATTAGAGCTTGAAATGATGGTAGGAAAAATATAAATGGGTATTGGTAAAAAAAGAAGGACATCCGGTAATGCTGGGATGAGGGCAGTACAAAACTTTCTAAAAGCGTGTTTTGGTAAACCGGTTTACAGAGTACATAACAATTATCAAGGGGATCCGTTAGGCGGTGATCTAATGATCGATCTGCATACAAACCATTACACCCGTATTTTTCTCCAGGTAAAAGCAAAAAAAGAATTAGCTCAATGGATACACGATGCGATTAGTGATGATGGTTTTGGAGCTTTAGTAGATCATTCTGATGGATCCATTGTGTTTTTATGTAGAGTAAATAAAGACGACAAAATAGAATCAGATGGATTTTTTTTAGAGTGTACATTATGTCATCAGCAGTTTTGCATAGACGATGACCAAGAGGGAGTACATGGATTTATAGGTGCATTACCGATAGCGTTTTGCCCACAATGTAAAAATGGACTGATGGATATGAGTAAGCAAATTGGAGAGGATGATGATAATGACGGAGTAATATTTGATTTGTAAAGATTGTCATGGAGAAAAAGAAAAAAGGTTGCGATGTGAAACTTGTTTTGGCATGGGAGTAGAATACTGCTGCGATGGTTTACAAGAGCAGCCAAAAGAAATAAAGAAAGACTGGCTCAAAGATTTAGAAAAAGGAATGAAATTAACATCTAGTGATTACTGGGATTTTCTGAAACTGCCGCAAGACCGATAGGCACCGCTTTTCCCACTAGTTTTGTCTCGATAGATTCTTTTTTATTTTCTTTATCTACATTCATCCAAACATCAAACTCTACGTATCCTTTTACGACAGGTCGCATAAATCTACGTTCTGGATAACTTGCTCTGGCGTTATCAGAAAAAGCATCTACAAAACTTCCTGTACGGACAATCCAGGGTACGGATTCTTTTACTTTCGGATTGATAGAATTAGTGATATGAAATCTAGCGGATCCCGGTGTACAAGAGAGTCCATGCGTATGTCCCATACAAATTAAATCGGCATTGGAAAAGTATGCCAGTCTTTTTTCGATAGCATTGATATCACCACCAGCAGTTGTGCCGCCGCCAGCACCATGATGAGCTACTATATTCATAGTACAACTTCTATTTTTTACATTGTTTTTAGTAAAATAATGTAATACTAAATTGACGATTAAAATTCCTTCTGCCAGGGGAACGCCTAGATTTGTTGCAAGTCTTTGATCTGCAGTTTCTCCAGTTTCAAATAACCATCCATGATTGCCTTCGGTCATTCCTAAAATTTTATCTTGAATAGGTTGAACATCTTTATAGATTTTATCGATGGTAGTCATCACCATACGGTCTATCGAATCTCTCGCATCAGAGGTACTGATATTCAATGTTGCTCGCATCTTTTTTTGCGTAGAAGTATTGGCAAAAGTTAACCAGTCCCCGGTAAACAATACCAAGGCAGTAGGATCTTTTTCTATTTTTTTAATGACTTTTAAAAAGGATTTTCTATCGTGCAAAGGATCGTCATAATGTATATCCCCTAAAAGATATAGTTTAAACGATCCTTTTTCACCATAATTTTTTACGACAACTTTTCGCCGATGGACAATCATTTACTTTACTCCGGCACAAATACCGCATGCTTTTAGTTTGACTTCCAGGCGTTTTAAATCATTTTGTAAAATTAATTCACACTTCTTTTCACCGCAATCTACAAGTTTGGGTAATTGATCGTAGCCTGTAAATGTACAGGCACGCTTACATACGTTTTTTTCGTTTGCTTTTTGCGTGATCGATCCTAGTCCGCACCCTTTTACGAACAGTACGAGGAATAAAATGATTAGGATCATCCATAGCTTGCAATTCATATTCAGCAGCCTTTTTTGCTCTTTTTTCGGACATAATAGACATTTTGGAGTAGACGGTATCTTTAATGATTTTATCATTTTCATACTTTTCCCATATTCTATATGCAAAATTTGCAACGCTACCTAAAATGCTTGAAAGAATAGATTTAAGCATCACCATCTTTGGCTAAAAAGAAACCGCCACCTGCAAATAAGAGTACAAGTTTTTCTAAAGCAGCTACTCCATCCGGGGATATTCCAATCATTGGTCCAAACTGCGTTAACGCCACTACGATGATACTTCCTAGTCCTAAAACACTGGTTTTTTTGTTTCTGAAAATTGCGTCAAACATGTATTACTCCTTAGTTATTATGTAATCCTCGAAATTCAACTGCTTCGTATGGTTCACCTTCTAATTTAATAAAATGTCTGGTATACGGTTTCCCGGACATATCCGTATCGATATGTACAAAGTTATTCTCTGGGTAGGCGATAATACCGCCTTTATACGTTTTAAATTGGATTCCCCAGAGCATCGCTTCTCCGATTGCATCAAAATCTGCATACGTAAAATCGGCAGCTTTTCCTTGTTTATGTCTGGAATTTTTTGCACCGCCTACTTTTTTATTGTGTTTTTCACATCGAAGTCCAGATAGTATTGTCATAGGCAATTCCACTTCTTTTCTGCGAAGCTGGAGTAGCTCTACGACCTTGGGATCTAAGATACGTATATCTTTATGTGTACAATCTTCCTTGCATTTACAAAGAAATTCTTCCGGTTTGAAATTAGGCCACGCTTGTTCATTCCAGCCGGGTTCCATACGGATCTTTGGTTTTTTAATCACTTCGATCAAAATTTATCCTATTTCTCTTTTTTAATTCTTCGATATATTTGCAGGGCTTAATAATCGTAAGTCTAATTTCATCGCCGATACGGTCATTATCCAGATCGATTAAGGAATATCGGACCGAACATGGCACTGGAGGTACTAAAAGACTTTTCATTGGCGGCAAAACTTTTGTAAATAAAATAGCGGTAAATATTGTTAATATAATTTTCATTGTTTTTTCTTTTTCATATTTTGAATATTGGTTCCTATTTGGATTAACATTTTGTAAATATCTCTTTGTCTGGAATCCATATTTTTTTGAATAGAAGAAATCTCTCCTACTTTTTCTTTTAAGGAACTCACTTTCGTTTCTAGTTTTTTCCCTTCTGCTAGAGGAAAACTAAACTGACTGATCAGAAACCAGACACTAGAAAATAAAACGACTACGCAGCTTAAAAATAAGGTTAACCAGTTACTCATTTGAAGAATACTAAAGCGATACCAGCCACAATCAGCACTCCTACTAGCATAGAAATTAAGGAACATTTACATAACGCATTTCCGCAACAACATTTCATGGCTACTCCATTTCTTTAAAATTAAAGTTTCCCGCTCTTTTCGGTTGAGCTTTGATATTTTTAATGTGATTAGCAAGTTGCTGTTTCACATTTTGGTTTTCTTCTGCCATTTTAGAGATTTTAATGACTTCTTCTTTTTTCCAGTCCGGTAGCGGTTTTCTATCGACATCCATTTCAACAATAATGTCGGTATGGGCAGTTACGTCATCTTCCATCGCATTAAAATGAAAGACCCAACTACATACTTTTTCTTCTTGATCTAAAAACGGAATCGCATCGGTCATAGAATACGTCATATATTTCTCCTCTATGGTTTTGGATAATCAGACCGGACTTTATTGTAATTTTCTACGTAGGCATCCCATTTGGAAGAATTTCCTAAGATTTCTTTTTCGGTATATGCTTCTAAAAATTCTGAAAAAATAGGATACGCTGCAGCTCTTTTTCTTTGATACTCGGCATCTGTGTATACTTTTTCTAATTCTTCTATTTTTTCTTGAACTTGCTGTTTGGAAATGTTATCCGGGTTATCGTCATGCCATAGGATGTTTTCAAAATCGTTGTCTTGTACGGTTACTTTTGCATCTGATTTGATTGCCAGAATTGCATCAAATATAGTTATCATAATTATTCCTTTATCCAGCGATTTCCATTAAAATTATACTTCCCAAATGCGGTTGACTTTGTAGAAATTTACCAGTTCCACCGGTAACACGGATCTGAATAGTATATGTTGTCGATGAAGTTGAACTTGGAGAGTCTAAAACTGAACCTGATACAGGTACATGCAGATCAAAGTTTGATCCATCTTGTTCAATATATGCTCCACCATAACCATCATCTTCTCCGGATATATTGGTAGAGCCTCGTTCTATGGTCCAATAACACCAATTACCCCTAGTTCCACCGATATTGATGTTTCCATTGAAAAGAATAAGTACTTTATTTGAACTTGATGCAGGTGTGATACTCGCAGTTAAATTGGTATCGACAAACGATGTACTGGTCGTTGAAGTCTCACTATTGCTAGTTGCTGAAACTACTTGAAGTACCTGCCGGTCTATGTACGATTTTACAGTTGACATAGCTACTTGTTTCATCGTGCCATCGTCATTTGTTACTACTCTATCTGCGTCAGCTAAAGTGATTGAACTCGCTGCAGTACCACCATCTAAAACTCCTAACTCTGTAGAAGTTACATCGCTTACGGATACATCGCCTGAGCCATCAGAAACTAAAGCTCTGGACGCTGTTAAATCTGCCATCTTAGAAAAAGCAATCGCTGCTGAGGAATTAACATCTGCATTGACTATCACGCCGCTACCGATAGCTGCTGTACCAGTTACATTCCCGGATCCATCAAAACTTGCCGAAGTCCAGGTAACATCACCTGTCATCGCTATAGTTCTTCCTGTCGCCAAGGCTGTAGCAGTAGTAGCATTACCGGATAATGGACCAGCAAAAGCATCGGATGTTACCGTTCCGTCAAAATACGCATCTTTAAATTCTACAGAAGAAGTACCTAGATCGATGTCATTGTCTGCCGCCGGTACGATTGCACCATCTACAATTTTGACTTGATTGGCATTGTCGGCATATAAGTGTATTTCGTTGGCTGTACCAAAATCAATTTTAGTTTGGTCATCTTCACCAATTTTTATATCTGTAGCAAGTAAAGAAGTGATGGTAGTTTGAGCAGCATCAATCGCAAAATCTATTGTATTATCGCCATCTTGATAGGTTAAAGTTCCTCCTGTTTCTGTATTGGAACTGAACATCGCACCTGCGGTATCTGCGATATATTCTGCAAGCGTAGTTCCGCCAATCGTGTAGGCATCTGCTTCTACTGTACCGTCAAAATAGGCATCTTTAAATTCAAGAGAAGAAGTACCTAAATCTACTGAGTTATCACTTGCCGGAACTAGATGACCGGCAGAAGTAATTTTCAATTTAGCGGCAGCAGCTTCGGATGCACCTGTTTTAAATACTAAAGAAGTGGCGTTACTTGAAGAACTGAAATCTCCTTCCGATACTGCTTCGATTCCTGCCGCTACTAGTATTGCATCTGTGCCTGTACCTTCATCTGGAGCTTGAAAATCAATCTTTCCTAGAACATCATCTGCTGCAATATCGGTTTCCCCGGTTTGTAGCGTGAGCGAAACGGGTTTGTCATCGGCGGTTGCGGTATG